ATGCGTCTGCTGTAGGAAACTGTATTGTAAAGTCTCCATTAGTTGAGGTTTTATCTCCACCAAATGCTAATACTGCTACAGCAGGGTCGCCTGAAGCACTATCATTAAATATTAATGCTCCATTAGCTGTAATAGTTGCAGTGCTAAAAGTTAAATCTGCAAAGTCAGTTAATGCTGTTGTACCTGAAGTTGTAGGAGTTACATTAGTCAATGCACCACCTTTAGCTGTATAACCTGTGCCACTAACTTCATTGCTTGTTGTATATGCAGTTGTGCTTGCACCTAAAGATGCTGAACTTGTATATAAAGCAAGTCTAAATGTATTACCACTTGTTGCAGTAAAATCGTGTGTAGCTGTCATTAATTCTTTTTTAAATGAAGTACACATAGCTTGTGAAATCGCCATTAAAGTCTCCTTATAATATCAGCCATATCTTTATGACCTTGTTTTTCTAATAATCCTGCTACAGTAGCTCTATCGCTTGCTATAGCTTGTTTTAAATATAATAAAACAACTTGTGTCATATCATCTTTAAATGCTTGTGCTTGTGCTTTTACTTCAGGCTCGGCATTGTCGCTAATACTAATAAGTCTTTCTATTATTCTTTGAGTCCAATATTCTGGACTTAAACCTTTATTGTTAGTGGTTTGCACAGTTACATCACCTATCATTGGTTTTATATCTACAGTAAACATTATGTTCTATTAATCCTTACTGCACCTTCAGTGTAATTATCAACTGTGTTTTCTCCTTCAGCTAAACTTTTTAATCTACCTAAAGCTTCTAAAAATCTTTTTTCATACATATTCATAACATCTGGCTCGCCTTTCATATACACATAACTTTCTAATAAAGAACCGTATAACAGTGCATTAACTGCATTTGTTGCAAGCCATGTTGTACCACTATCTGCACCTGCTGTTATAGATGCAGGTCTATAAAAGTAGTGTAACTCTACACTATAATCACTATCTGGCGTAGGACCAACAATAAAAGATGTATCATCAAACAAGCCATAGTGTTTTGGTGTTCCAGTGCTGCTAGCATTAGGGTATGCTTCTCTAATAAAGTTTACATCTTTGTAATAAAGAAATTCTTGATTGCTACCGTTTATTACTGCCAGTGAAAAATTATCTAAAAAATCTGTGGGTGTAGCTAAATATTTATTACCTGTTGCTAATTGACCTGTTACGTTTTTTCTAAATACAGGTAGTCTTACAGTTTTTAATATTCTTTCTTCTGCTTGTTCTATTATTTTAGGTAAATCATTTACAAAGGTAGTTTCTGTATTCTGTAAATAATTCTGTATCAAACTTTTTAATTCCGAATATGTCATGTTATTGTTATTGTTACTTTGCCTATAGAACCTTGCATTACAATACCAGTGCTATTGACAGGATTAAAACCAAAATATGTCGTTGAATCTTTTTCTCCTGAATCAACTCTAGGATTAAATAGTGCTTGTGGGTCTGATGTATTTAGTAAACCAACTTTAAACTGTGGATGGTCTGGGTCAAAACATACATGACAAACTCTTAATCCATTGCGTACGCTATCTTGCACTTCGTACTTTAGTTCTGATAACTTATAAGTAAAACCGCATCTATCACAAATGCCTAATGCTTTTGAACCTTTTGCATAAGCCATTAGTAAACATTGCCTCCAGGCACAAATTTTACTGCTGCTCTTTCTCTATCTGCATCGCTAACTTCGTTCCAGAGTTCATCGTATCTTTGTTTTATCATGGGAACTTTAGGTGTAGATTCTGGATGTTTACAAGCTATGTTGTATGCTAAAGCATAAGTTAAGCAAGGTAAGTATCTTGCAGGCACATCTGCATTATTAGAAGCTGGTTGTCCAGCATCTTCTATTTTAGAAATAAAATCATACACTAGTGTATATGTTTGTGCATCATCTGGTGTTGACCACAATACTATATTTATAGAACTAGTGCCTTTGTCTACAAAAAACTGTGTAGGCTTTGACTGATTTAATTTTTTAGCCTGGTGATTATACTGTGTGCGAGATATTCTAGTTAGCTGTTGGTCAAATTGTTTTACTGTATCAGAAGCATCTGTTCTAATAAAAGCATCTACTATTTCTATGGCTGCACTGTTTGCAGCATAAGTATTAGTGCCTGCTGTTAAAGCTTGGGTAGTTTGTTCTATCTTCCATAGATTTAAACCTTTATTCTGCCACTCTAAAAATATTAAATTTAAGGCTCGCCTGGCAGTATTGTAATCATAACCAGAACGCATGACCAATCCACAAAGGTCATACGCTTCTTCCATAATATCTGATAAATCTAAATTGAATGTTGTTGTTCCGCTAGTAGCCATTTATTTTTTTCTCATTCTCCTTATGGCTTCTTTGCCTTTTTTTGCGATTCTTGCTTGTTCGTTTTTACCTGCGACTTTTGCTCTTTGTTCCAAAACTGTAAGGATTTGAATTTTTCGTGCAAATGGTTTGTTAATTTTTTTAACTTTAGCCACAGTTTTTCTAGCATCTGCTGGAGTTTTAAATGCAATGCTAACAGTATCTTTGGGGTTTTCATCTGTATATAGCCTCCTACCGCTACCTTTGGGTTTTTTTCCTGTTCCTACTTTTGGGTCTCTTTTTCTTTTCATATTTCTTTTTACTTGCTGGTGCACTTCTAGTAAGCACTCTTAGGTTAGCTCTTGAAATCATTAGCGAAACCTTTTTGAAATTTTCCTAGCTTTTTTAGTTTGTTTAGAAAACTGTTTACCTTTTTTAGTATCTGCTCTTTTCTTTCTAGTTGTAGCAGCATACTCTGCTGAGGACATAGCTTTGATTGCTTTTTCAGGTAAATATCTTTCTCCTGTTTTTAAACTAGGTTTACCTGATTTAGTTCTCCATTTTTGTTTTGTCCAGTTTTTTAAACTTCTTTGTGATTTTTTTAAGGGCATATTAATTTCCAAATATTGCTATGTAAGCATCTGTTTTTTTAGGCTCCTCTATAAATCTTCTTTCTAAATGATAAGTAGTTTTTATTGTGTTTAACATTTTCCAAAAAGACTGTCTGCCAGGGTCTACTATAAAAACACTTTTGTTATTATCTAATATTCTGTAAATAACATCGTGCCATAAATCTATGTGCTTATTCCAAAAACACATATCACAGGCTACATAAAAATCATAATCTAAAGGCAAATCATCTTTGAATATGTCGTGTTGTTGAAACTTAGGTTTTGTTTCTGTAATTTTACACAGCAAATCAAAATATGGTTTTACCGATATATCGTTATCAAAGCCAGTTACTTTGGCACCTTGTTTAGCAAAGTAACAACTTAAAGGACCCCAACCACATCCTAAGTCTGCGATTTTATATTTACTAAAGTCTACATCTTTGAAAGCATCCATGAATACTATGCTTGAGTTCCATACTTTGTTACCGTGCATTGTATGTACGTTGTTCTTACGTTTAAGTTTACGTACTTCAGGATGTTGAGATGTTGGTATCTCAATGTTATGTATCTTAAGACTTGTAGCCACCGCCAGCCTTCTTGTAAGCTTTAGCTAACATTTGTGCTTTACGAGCAGACCACTGCCCTGGTCTACCACCTTTACCACCTGCTTTTATTCTATTGAATAATCTTTTACGCATGGTTGGTTTTGTATAGTTACCTGCTTTATTAACTGTTGATTTACTTCTACGTTTTGCTTTTACCATTTTACTTTGTTTGCCCAGAAAGCTGCTGACATTTTACCTTTTTTAATATTCTTACGATGTCTAGCTTTAAAAGACTTTCTTTTCATTTTAGTTGCACGAGATTCACCAGGCTTAGGTTTACCCGCAGTTTTTGCACCTTGTTGTCCAAATCTAATTGTTTTAATTTTGTCACCTTCTTTAGCAACAACAATATGTGATTTAGTTGGGTGATTAGGAGTACGCTTAGGTTTGTTATAACCACTTACTCCTGCTCGTTGTAAACGAGAGTCTTTTTTAGCACGTGACATGATTACTGTTTAGATTTGCCAGCCTTAGTTAGAGCAATAGCAACAGCTTGTTTTTGAGGTTTACCCTCTCTAACAAGCTTGCTAATGTTTTTACTTATGGTTTTTCTTGACCTACCTTTTGACAAAGGCATTACTTAGTCTTGCCACCACCGTATAGTCTTGTAACCATGTTTTGGAAGTTTTCAATACCTTTACCCATTTCAGTATCTTTACCTCTACCCATTTTCTTAGTTTTCATACCATTACGCATCATCATAGGTTTTTTAACTTTCGTTTTTTGACCTATCTTTTTTTTAACGACTTTCTTTTTAACGCCAGTTTTATTGCCGCCTTTCATTTTCATAATTTTATTTTTTTTGCTGTTGTCCACAATTTGCTCCTTAAATTTACTAAAGATTCATAATCTTTAGGTTTATAGTTTTTATAATAGCCTTTACCTTTTATGCTATCTGATGCTTTTACCAGTACATCTAATCGTTGTAAGAATAACTGGTAGTAATCATCTTCTAGCAAGGGTTCATAATCATCCTGATTTACTGAGTGTTCTATTTCTGTATCTGGGTGTGCACCCATTAACCAAAGATTATCTTTGCAAATATATTCATTTAGTAAATTAACTCTATCTGAAACTTCTTCTGCTGATATTTCATCATAGTCTAAACCACAATAAATTATTACATCGTAAGTATCGTCAAAGTTTTGGATTTCATTTAATAAGTCTTTCCAATCACCACCTTTGCCAATCATTACATGAACTTTATTTTTGTTCCATGAATATTTAGCAAAAGGGCAAGCAGGAAGATTATTAAAGTCTGGATTGGGTTTCTCTAATACCTTGTTACTCCAGTCTCGGATTTCTTGGTATACAGAATCCTTATCCATACTATGAACTCTTTTTAGGTCTGCCTCTTTTTTTTGTTACCTTTTTCTTGGTAGTTTTTTTCTTTGGTGCTTTACCACCGACATAAGCTTCATTTACATCTGGGGTAGATGGGTCATCAGCTACATAATGTCCTTTTTTGTTTCTAGCTCTTACACCAGATAGCTCATCCAACTTACGTTGAGCATCAACTAAATCTGGGTCTGGTCCGAAGATAGGTGTGTATATATCATCTTCTCCCTTTTCTAAAACTAAATACTGTGGTGGAAAGTTACCGTTTGTTGCAATTATATATGCCATAAAGTTCTCCTTAATCAGAATATACTTTTATCATTTCTAAAACTATAGAATAAGTATCGCCTGAAGAATGTCCTTTAGTAGTAAAAAGAATATCTCCGTTTTTACCACTACCTGCATTATTAGGTATACCGCCAAAGTCTTCAAACTCCATGTGTCCGTTACTACTTTCTGCTAACTCCATGATTAATACATTGGTTGAAGCATTAAAAAATAGTTGTACCGACATACCGACTATAGCGTGACTAACTCTAACTAATCTAACCTCTGAACAAGCAGTGCCTGCAGAGTTAGCAGCTAAAGCAGAAACATCCACTTTAGCTACTGCTGATTCTCCAGTGCCATCACTGACGTTAGTAAACTTCATAACACAGTTTCTTTCGCCATCTATAATAGTTTGCGTAGTTACTGTATCTGCCATAACTTACTCCTATTAAGAGTCTGAGAATGCAGGTGCATCTGCACCTTCTTGGTTTCCCCAGATATACCAGTTGGTGCTATCTTTCGCTA